GCCCACTGGGAAGTTGGCGCAAAATGAAGATAGAAACTCCAAGAGGCAGTATAATAAAGACCAAAAACGGTAAAGCAGAGCTTACCTGGAATCCTAATTTTACTGACAAGTGGCAAGGACAATATGACAAAGCTCAGATGTTCATCGACAGTGAAGTCTTGAGACTGTCAGACCCATATATTCCTATGCAAACAGGTATGTTAAAGAAAAGCGGCATTTTGGGCACTGTAATCGGTAGCGGTGAAGTTGTTTGGAACGCTCCTTACGCAAGATACTTGTATTATGGTCAAGTAATGGTTGGAAGGGCACCGAAGAAAGTAATAAGTGCAAAATTGACTTATCACGGTGCTCCTATGCGCGGGGCATTTTGGTTTGAACGACTTAAAAAAGACAAAGGCAAACAGATACTAGATAAAGCGGCATTGATTGCTGGAGGTGGGCAATGAGCATAATTAAATCATTACAGGATTATCTTGAAACATTTGACGGAATGGATATGCAGCCATTGACTATTAAGACTGATTTCGCAGATGAAAAAGTATCATCTTATAGCATAGCTCCTGCTGGCAACGGTAAAATCAGCACTGATATTCTGGGGAATAAAACATATCAGAACAACTATGTATTCTATGCCCGGGAAGCTGCTGCGGATGAAGTAGACCGGCAGGAAAATTATGATTTTCTTGAGGGATTCTCAGAATGGCTTGAGGAACAAAACGAGGAAGACAATCTTCCGCAACTGCCAACAGGCTACAAGGCCGAAGAATTAAGAGTATCAAACATAATGCTGTTTGATGTAAACGAGGACGGTACCGGGTTATACCAGGTACAGCTTCAATTAGAATTTGTAAAAGAAAGGAAGAAGATAATATGAGTATATCAGGAACAGGATATGTAAAACGTTCTGAATTTATGGTGTTTGCTGATGTTGCAGCATCCGCTACACCTGAATGGGAATTGATAGGCGATAAAGTGGAAGAAATGTCTCTTGAAATGAATCCGAATGTTGAAACGGTGACGGACATTACAGGCAATACCTCAACAACGCTTGACCGATATGAGGTACAGACTTCTGTGTCTCCTATGAGAGCAAAGAAGGAAAGTAAACTGTTTGCGATATTGTATGATATTGTGAAAGAGGAAAAAACTTTATCTGATGTTGAGAGAACATTCCTTTGTGTCAATGTGTTTGACAAGACCGGAGAAGGTGAATCTGCTACTTATGCAGCATGGACACAGAAAGGTGTAATTGCTGTACAAAGCTATGGCGGTAATACTCAAGGGTTGGATATACCATTCAATATACACTGGGCAGGTAAAAAGACACATGGGACTTTTAACCCTACTACAAAGGCATTTACAACTGCATAATAACTAGGCCCTGCGAAAGCGGGGCTTTTTAAATGGAGGTAGAAATGAGTAATATTAATATAAATACTGGAGAAATAAGACTGACAATAAACGATGATGAAAGCAGGGTTATTGCGTTTAATCCTAATGATTTAGAATTTGTAAATAATCTTTATGAATTACTCGCAGATCTCGAAAATAAAGAGAAAGAATATAAGGCAAAGGAAGCGGAAATAGATAAAAATGCTGAGGTCAATTCCTATGGTATACCTGTAAATCTCAAAGAAAAACTTGAACTTTTAAAAGAAACATGCGGCTATATGAGGGGAAAAGTAGATGCTGTTTTCGGAGAAGGTACAAGCCAAACAGTATTTGGGAATGCGAATACTCTTGATATGTTTGAACAGTTTTTCGATGGCGTAACACCTTACATTCAAAAGGTAAGGGACCAGAAAATAAACAAGTATACTAAGAATAATAAAAAGAATGTGATGAGATGATACTTACTGACGGACTACCTACAGCAATTGAAGTTGAAGGCATAGAGTATGATATTAATACTGACTATCAGACTGGTATAAAAATCATAATGGCCTTTGAAGATAATGAGCTGACACAGTACGAAAAATGCATGGTGCTTGTGGAACTGCTATATAAGGAAACGCCGCATAATTTGAATACGGCCGTAAAACAGGGAATAAGATTTCTTGATTGCGGAGGTACTGGGCAAGGTGCTGGAGAGAGTGACGGTGTAAGGAAATATTCATTTACTCAGGATGACAAATACATTTATAGAGCTGTTGACGGCGTACTCCATGGGCGATTAAGTAAAGGAGATTTTGTTCATTGGTGGGAATTTGTACTTGCTTTTATGGAACTTCCGGAAGAGTGTTTTATGAGCCGATTAATTTATTTACGTACACAAAAAGCAAAAGGAAAACTCTCTAAGGAAGAAAGAGAGCTGTATTATAAAATCAGAGATACTGTTGACTTGAAAGAGGAATACAGTATCGAAGAACAAAAACAGATTAGTGAGTTTATGGAGTTGCTGAAATAACTACTCAATATTTATACCTAATTCTTTAGCTTTTTCAGCAAGCTTAATAAAGTTTTTCGATTTGGTGAATTTCATCTTTCGGTATCCACTAAAAGACTTTGGAGCAATATCGGGAAGATGTTCACGAACGAGGTCGTAATTTTGTTTATCTCTTTCGTATGTTTCAATTTCAAGCCTGTTTTGCTCGTATTCAAGCTTTTCCTTTTTAGTGCGTGAATCGACAAATGGGCGATTACTGAATTTTATAGCTTTTATTAACTCTGATTTACTACAAACATCAGTATAAAAAGGATAAAAATCATGGCGACATCCTTCGTGGATTTGCCCTTTTTCTAAGATAAAATCAGGTAGTTTGGGGAAGTTTTTATCTTTACCACTAATACTGAATACCCTGCCTTGATATTTTGAGCACTCTGCGCAGGTGCATTCGTGCTTAGAGCATTCAAATAAATCAACAGATGCATTCTTGAAAGGTGAATATGCTGGCATAGAATCAAAAAAGGTTTTAATTTTTGCTTCTTCTTTACGAGCTTCTTCAAATTGTCCGTTATCTTTTAAGAATTCAACTAACCGAAGATAATCATCAGAAGACCATGTGAAATTGGAATGAGGCATAATTTCATTAGATTTACGTAGGCAAGCTATGGCTAAATCCATGTGTCCGTTTCTTTTATGCTCTGTAGCTTTTCTTTGAAGAATGTACTCAATGTTATTTGTAGGAGAACTTACACCAGACGATAGTTTTTTATATATTGGGATTTTTATTGAATTAATGCCTTCTATTGTTTCAAGGTCAGGTTTTTCTTCAATAACGGATTTAACAAAATTAAATATCCCCATAATAATATGCCTCCAAATATTTTCTAGGAAAATAATAACATAATTTAGTAAAAAAATCAATAGCACTCGAAGTGGTGCTCTTTTTTAACGAGAAAGAAAGGCGGGCGATTACATGGCAGCAGGATATGATGGTAGCATTAGAATAGATTCAAAAATTGACACAAAAGGTTTTAATAGTGGGGTAGGTTCTGTGAATAAAGGACTTACGAGAATAACATCATCTCTTAAAAGTATGGCTATTGCCGCGGGAATTGCATTCGGAGTAAAAGCAATTATTGATTTTGGGAAATCATCTGTTAAAGCTACAACAGAACTTACTAACGCAATGACAGGTCTAAAATCTATTCTTGATGGACAAGGTAGAAGTTTTAAAGATGCGCAGAAATTCATTAATGAATATGTATCTGATGGTTTGATTCCTGCAACAAATGCAATTACAGCATATAAAAATCTTGCTTCCAGAGGCTATACTGATACGCAGATTGAACAGGTGCTTACAGCTTTAAAAGATAGTGCAGCATTTGGACGTCAGGCAAGTTACAGTTTAGGTGATGCGGTAACATCGGCTACCGAGGGTTTAAAAAATGAAAATTCAATTCTTGTTGATAATGCAGGTGTTACGAAGAATGTAGCGAAAATGTGGGAAGATTATGCTAAGGGTATAGGAACCACTGCAAACAATTTGACTAAACAACAGAAAATTCAAGCAGAAGTATCTGGAATACTGGAAGAAACAAAATTTCAGACAGGAGACGCAGCAAAAGTTGCTAATTCTTATTCGGGAGAAGTACTAAAGCTTGGATTTAATTTTAATAATTTAAAGATTGCTGTCGGCAACGCCTTACTTCCTATCGCTTGGGCTGTGTTACCTTCTATAAATGCTATTATTGCGGCACTGACAAGACTTGCAAATGTATTTGCGCAAGTTACAACTGCTATTTTCGGTAAACAAGCCAAACAGCAAGACCAGATTGCTAAAAGCGGAATAGGAGCGGCAAAGGCACAAGAGAAATTAGCAGATGCCACGAAAAAAACCGGGAAAGAGGCTAAAAACGCTACAGCGCCTTTTGATGATTTAAATGTACTGGCAGAAGATACAGCAAGCGCGGCATCTGGAGCAGCTGATGAATTAGAAACTGATTTAGGTCTAGGAGATATAGCAACAGGCGGTGAAATAGGAACTGGTGTAACAGTATCAACTGCAGTGCAGACAGCGGTTGATGCTTTGATGAAAATGTTAGAGCCATTAAAGTCTATAAATTTTGATAATTTAAATAGTGCTTTTGACAGATTAAAAAAGGCTATTGAACCAATTACAAAGGCAATATTTAGCGGACTTGAATGGGCGTATATTAATTTATTTGTACCGTTATCAAAATGGGTTATTGAAGATGCCTTACCTGTATTCTTGGAATTATTATCGGGCGCTCTCGACATATTAAATAGTGTAATAGAAGTATTAAAACCTTTGGCAATGTGGTTATGGGATGTATTTTTGAAACCTATAGCTGAATGGACAGGAGGAATAATAATTTCTGTACTCGAAAAGCTAGTAAGAGCATTGAAAAAAATAAGTGATTGGATAATTGAACATAAAGTTCTAATTCAAGATATTATTTTAATAGTTGGAAGTTTTGCAGCAGCATGGGTATTAGTAACAGGAGCATTGAAATTATGGAATACAGCAGTAATATTGTGGAATTCAATAGGTGCAATTGCGACTGTAGTAACGTCGGCTTTCGGTGCTGCGGTGGCATTTTTAACTTCCCCCATTGGGATAGCGATAATTGCTATTGGTGCAATAATAGCGATAATTGTATTACTTATAAGACACTGGGATGAAGTGAAAGAAGCAGCGTCTAAATGCTGGGATTGGATAAAGGATAAATGGAATAAAGCAGGTGAGTGGTTTAATAAAACTGTTGTGCAACCTGTAAAGTCTTTCTTTTCTGATCTCTGGGATAATGTTAAATTAAAAGCTTCTGAAGCATGGGAAAGTGTAAAAGCTACATGGCAAATTGTAAGTGCTTGGTTTAACGAAACTGTAATCGTACCAATATCGGGGTTCTTTTCGGGGTTAAAGGATACCATAGTAAGTTTATTAACCTCAGCATGGACAGGCATTCAGAATGTATGGAAAGATGCTTCAAAATGGTTTGAGGATAAGATTTCCACACCAATAGCAAATGTATTTAAAGGGCTTAAAGATACTTTAAAAAATGTATGGGACGGCATACTTGAAATATTCAAATTACCCATAAATACTATCATAGGCTGGATAAACAAATTGATAGACGGTTGGAATAGCTTAAAATTCAAAGTTCCTGAAATAAACATTATGGGTGTAAAATTTGGAGGCTTTGAGATAGGAACACCAACTATAAAGAATATACCTAAACTTGCAACTGGTGCTGTAATCCCGCCTAATAGTGAGTTTCTCGCAATCCTCGGAGACCAAAAAAGTGGTAAAAACATAGAAGCTCCGGAAGGTCTTATAAGACAGATTATAAAAGAGGAATTAAGTGGCTTAAATGTCGGCGGTCAGGAAGTAACAATAAATTTTGGTGGTAATATGGCGCAATTAGTAAGATTGCTTAAACCTTATATTGACAAAGAAAATAGTAGAGTGGGAACCAAGCTTATTATAGGAGGTGCATAATAATGATTAAAATAGATGGATTAGAATTTGATGTACCTGTGATTGAATTAAGCCGTAAGGCTGATTTCTTAGATAAGTTTGCTAAAAGAACAGATGATGGAGGACTGCAAAGGGAACTGATAGGGGTTTACTTTAACTATCAGCTTAAATTCGGTTATGTAAAAAATGATACTCAAGCAGTTGAATATCAAAGATTATGGAATAAGCTAACAGAGCCCGTTGAATTTCACACGGTAACAGTACTTGATGAAAAAGGGGAATACACATTTAAGGCGTATTTTTCTAATATAAGTGATAGGAAAAAGACAGTATACCAAAACTACTGGCAGGACCTGACTGTTAATTTCACCGCCCAGGTACCGGCAAGGAGCTGATAAGATATGCGTACTAAAACAGCGATAAGTTTCGGCTTAGTTGATGTGACAGCAAAGCCGGACAGTACATTCATAGCGGATGATAAACAACCCTTTATAGATTTAACGCAGCTGAAACGTGATGAATTGGAAATACGGAAATTTGCAACACTTGAGAAGGATTATTTCCGTCTTGACGGAACCTTTGAATTGTTTCCAGATGAGCCTACGGAATATAATTTCGGGCTGTGGTCTGCGTCCATGAGTGGCGAAAACGGAGAGTTTGCAAGTCCGGTTGTACTAGCTATAGAATTTTCAGAACCGCATAGCAGTTTAGGACTGACCTTTACATTCCATGAACCAACAGATGACTACTGTAACAGTATGAATGTTAAATGGTATGGTGCTTCTAATGATCTTCTCTCTGATATGAATTATGAACCTGACAGCACTGTATATTTTGCTGACAATCCTATAGAAAACTATGAAAAAATAGTAATTACTTTCTACAGCACAAATAAACCTTACAGATATCTGAAGCTATCACAGCTTGATTTCGGACAAATAAAACTATTTAGCGGCAGGGACCTAATATCAGCTAATGTACTTGAGGAAGTGGACCCTATAAGCTCTGAACTAAGAATAAATACGCTTAACTTTACTCTGTATTCTGAAGATGCAGAGTTTTCTATTTTAAATCCAGAAGGAGTGTTTAAGTTATTACAACAGCGACAGCCTTTAAAGGTCTACGAATATTTAGACGGGGTAAAAAAGAATATAGGGACATATTACCTGGACGAATGGGAGAACGAGGATGAATATAATATCAACATGACAGGCATGGATTTGATTGGGGTTATAGACGGGACCAACTTTGCAGGAGGCACATATAACAATGTACCTGCAGGAGTGATTATTGCAGAAATAATGAGCAGTGCAGACGCAGAATATGAACTTGATGAAAGCTTAGGAAATAAAATGCTTTCAGGAATGATTCCTGTCTGCACTCACAGAGAAGCTCTTCAACAGGTTGCATTTGCCATAGGTGGGATTGCGGATTGTAGCAGAACGCATAAGATTAAAATATATCCTATGCCTAACGTCGTAAGTGGATCCATAGGCAAAGATAGGAAATTTCAAGGGCATAAATTGAAATTAAAGCCCCTTGTAACGGGTGTTGAGGTAACAGCGCATAACTATATAAACGGAGAGGATCATCCACAGATATTTGGAGTATATAATACTAACTTATCTCCTGGTGACAAATCAAATGTCTTGACAGTAGAAGATGCAACCCTAGTAAGCAACAGTAACGCCCTTGAGGTAGCACAAAGAATATACGACTATTATCAGATGAGGCACCAGGATGAAGGGGAGACACTTTTACAGAACGAGGAATGCGGCCAGCTAGTAACGATAGACAATCTAAATGAACAGAAGATACAAGGCATTGTTGAAAAGCTTGATATCGACCTTACAGGAGGGTTTATAGCCAATGCTGTGATTACAGGGGGTGTACAATGAGCTACACTCTTTTAGTTCCCGAAATAGCATCCGTGGTCATAACCCCTAACCCTGTAGACCAAAACACAGCATTTTTAATAGCCATAGCCATAACAGAAATAGAAAAAGAGTTAGAACCTATATTAATATATAGCGGTACATTTTATTCCGGGGAAGAGGTGATTTTATAAATGGCAATAGAACAAGTAAGAGTACAAGTAAACGGCACATGGCATGTGCTGACATACAATAGCGGCACAGGTAGATATGAAAAAACAATTACAGCACCTAATATTACATCGTGGAATGTAAACAGCGGACATTATTATCCGGTAACTGTAGAAGCTAAAAACACGGCCAGCACAATAACAGTAGTGGACGATACGGATGCAACGGTAGGAAACAGTTTAAAATTAAAAGTTAAAGAAAAAGTTAAACCAACAATCGCAATTACAAGTCCTGGAAGCGGTGCTTATGTAACCAACAACAAGCAGCCTATAGTATTCCAACTTAGAGACGAAGCAAATGGTTCAGGAATTAACTTAGATACGTTAGCACTAAAGGTAGACGGAGGTACCGCGTTAAATAAAAACAGTTCCGGCATGGTATGCACTCCAGTAACAAACGGATACAATTGCACCTACACACCACCTACAGCTTTAGCAGACGGGCAGCATTCTTTTACAATTAATGTATCGGACTTCGATGTAAATACAGCTACACAAGCAAGTAGGTCGTATACAATAGATACCGTACCGCCAGTATTGAATGTAACTAATCCGCAAAATAATTTTATTACAAATAAAGTTGCTATGGTTGTACAGGGAACAACGAACGATGTTACAAGCTCTGAAGTAACAGTAAAAATAAAATTAAACGGTGTAGACCAAGGCAGCATAACCGTATCCGGTGGT